ATGCTGAGCGCTGGCGGCTTTACCGGATACAGCAGCAATTGGATCGACGGTATGCATCTGACCGGGCTGCGCTTTCTGCTGGTGGCGGATATGGCGCCAGTGTTCCTAGCGAACAATCTAGCTATGCCTGTGAGTCTGCTAAACGGCAGCGTGCAGTCGTGTATGAGGCTGCTGGTTTGAAACGCTCTTTTGAGCTTTCTAGTCAGCAGGATGAGCAGGTTCGCAACGCTTGCAAGTGAGCGGGTGCAGGGGCGTGCCCCTGCGTAGACGCTTATCCCGCCATCGATCCGAATAGGCCGCGCAGCCGGCGTTCGGGGATGCGTTCGCCGGAGGGCGCCACTAGATCCCGGCCGGCCAGTCGCCATCCAGCCCATGGTCCGTGTAGGTCGACGTGGTTGTCGATGACGTGATTGTAGCTGTCGCTCATGCTGCGAGTTCCGTTTCGCGAGAGGAGCGACGAGGCAAGGAAGACTTGATCCACAGTCAAATCCAGCGCGCCCGGACGTGTGCGGCCTATACGGAATTTCGCATAATGTATAGAATGCGACCCTTCAAACGCCGCTACGGCGTCCTGAGCGCGTGCAGGAAGGGCGAACGACATCCCTAGCGCCAGGGTCATCGCGGTGGCCGCCAAACGCTTTGCCAGCGCAGCCCAATATTTCCCTGCCGATCCTTCACTCCTCACGGCCTTTATGGCGACTAGCCATTGCGTAGGGTCGTCTCCGCCCATCAGTGCTAGCGCCGCGATGTTGTCCTCGCTCGGGTAGCTATCTCCGTTGCGCCATTGGCTGACCACTTGCCGATTGGTCCCGAGAGCCGCGGCTAACGCGCTGTCCGAAGTCAATGATTTCGCTTGTTTTGCCTTGTCTAGGAGCGTCGCTACGATTGCCATGTCCGGTGCTTGCTTGACAGTTGTCCGGTAACCAGCTTACATACGCGCCGTCCGGTAAGCACTGGACACCCGCCGGCCGGTCCCCCTGTCCGGCGGCGGGTTCTACAGGGCGCAGGGGATGGGGAAATACCGTGATGAATCACGAATATCAGGTGCAGCAGCGCGACGGGCGCCGCTGGGTCGTCCTTGAGGCGCACCCGGATCGCTTCACCGCGCATGAGCGCAAGTTTGAGCATGTCGCCGATGAGGTGCTTGCCGGCCGTCTGTTCGTTCTGGCTGTGCGCGACTTCCGCGTCCGCCAGGTTGGCGAGGCTGCCTGATGGACACGTCTGTGTTGCTCGACTTCGTCGCTTCGTTCACCGCGTGCGCCACTGTCGCCCTCATTGGCTTGATTGGGGTTGTCTGCTGGCACCGCGATAGGCGCATTTACCGCGCCCATGCCGAATACCGCGCGTTCGTGATGATCGCCCAGGCCAAGCGCCAGGTGCGCCGCGACGCGGAATTGGAGCGCGCTGTGTGCGCCCTGGAAGTGCAATGGGGTGTGCGCCGTGGCTGAGGTTGCGGCGTTGTTCGTTCGTTCGGATTCGGTCTACAAGACCATGGCCGGGGTCGATGCCTTCGATTTCGATCGCAACGCCCTGACGTTCTCGGGCGGCATGCCTGTTGTTGCCCATCCGCCTTGCCGTTCTTGGTCGCGGATGCGGCACTTTGCGAAGCCTCGACCTGGTGAGCGCGATTTGGCTGTGTGGGCTATCGACCAGGTGCGTTGTTGCGGTGGCGTGCTTGAGCATCCTTCGGGTTCGGCGTTGTTTCGTGAGTTGGCGCTTCCGAAGCCTGGTTCCACCGATCGCGACAGGTTTGGTGGCTGGGTTTTGCCGATATCGCAGAAATGGTGGGGCCATCGAGCCGAAAAGCGGACGTGGCTCTACGTCGTCGGTTGCGGACCCACCGCGGTTCCTTCGCTTCCGCTGGTCCTGGGTGAAGCTGAGCGCGTGTGTGGCCTTTGGTCGGGGCGTGATCGATCCAGGGCGAGGAAAGAGATTGGCCCTGCCGAGCGCGAGCATACGCCTGCCGCCCTTGCGGCCTGGCTGGTTGACCTGGCGCGCGCTTGCGGCGCCGATGCTTCCCGGAGGGCTGCGTGATGGCCGACGGTGGCGTGTCGGGACTCCCCTCGTCTAACAGGGGAGTCAGTGAATTCAGGAACGCCGATGGCACCCTCAGCGTGGGTATCGACTGGTTTTCCGCCTCGGTCGATCTGTTCGCGGTTCTCCGCGATATCGGGTTCCTCGACCGCGACGCGGCCGATGAGGTCCGCGCCTGGATCGACGCCAGCGCGGAGAACGCGCGCATCGCCGCCTTGCAGGTGTTTTGCTGGTTCTTCGCGGGCCTGGGCCTGGAACTGGATCAGCAGGCGAGGGGAGGGCAGTTCTACCTCTGGCGTGTGCGCGTGCTCGATGCCGATGGCAAGCACGTTGGCCTGGTCGAACTCGGTGGTGAGAACTGCCGCCGTTCCGATGGCACGTACACCGCCCGCATCGAGTTGACCGGCGTCGGGTGCAAGACATTGAGCGCAGCGCGCTGCGGCCATGCGCAGCGGTGGCTGGAGCTTCGAGCGAAGCTCGAAAGCTGCGCGGGACGACTCACGCGGGTGGACGTTGCTGCAGATGATCTGCTCGGCAAGTACCCGCTGAGGCTCGCGCAACAGTGGTACGCCGATGGTGAATTCGACCGTCGCGGCCAGCATCCGAAAGCGCAGCTAGTGGACGACTACGACAGCGGCGACGGCAAGACGTTTTACGTCGGCGGCAAGAAGTCCGAGCAGCAGTTGCGCGTCTATGAGAAGGGCAGGGAGCAGGGCGACAGGCATTCTGAGTGGGTGCGCTACGAAGCGCAGTTCCGAGCCTCCAACCGCAAGGAACTGCCGCTTGATCTGTTGCGCGATCCCGCTGGCTATCTGCTCGGCGCCTACCCGGTGCTGCGGTTCCTGCACTGCGTGGCGTCACAGATCGATATCACGAAAGCGGCAGTCGAAGCGACGTGGAAAAGCGCCCGCCGCCACCTCAAGCGCCAGTACGGCGCGACGCTCAATTTCATTGCGCGGCACTGCAAGACGCCCGAGGCGCTGCACGCCGTGATTCATACCTGCACGTCGAACAAGCTGCCGGCGTGGGCAACGGGTCAAGCAGCAGAGCTATGGCCCGAAATCGCGGGCATCAACCGGAGTTAGAGCAATGAGCGGAATCAAAGTCACCGTGCTGAACGCGGAAGTCATCGAGCGCAAGGGCAGTTTCAAAGATGACAGCGGCCAGCAGCGCGAATTCACCACGCGCAAGCAGAAGGCCAAGATCGAGATGGCCGGCTTCGCGTACCCGTTCGACGTGCGCCTGGAGGACGGTCAGGCCGGCTATGCGGCTGGCGAGTACGAGTTGGACGTCGAGTCCATGGGCCAGGTGAATAAGGGCGTCCTGAGCCTGGACAAGTTCACCAAGCTCCGCGCCAAGACCGTCGCTCGCGCGGCGGCGTAACCCATGGCACGCGTCCTGACCTGCATTGATCCAGTGCCGGCGCAGGACGGCACGTGCACCCAAACCGCTTGGCTGGACCAGTCCAGTTGGGTGGACATGCTGCCCACCGTTGCGCAGGCAAACGAAGTGGGCGCGGCCATCTTCACCTCGGTGATGACGATCGCAGTCGCAAAACGCCTGCTTTTCCCACCAGAAGAGAGAGAGATTCGATGAACAAGAACACCCGTGAAACCGCCCTGATCCGTGCCAAGTCCGTGGCCCGTTCGTTCCGCAACCGCGCCGTCGGCATGGTCGGTGCGTTCGGCCTGGTCCCGGCCTTCGCGATGGCCCAGGACGCGGCGGCGTTCGATCCCAGCAGCATCGTCACCAAGGTCGCCACGTACTCCGGCTATGCGCTGGTCATCATCCTGGCCTTCGCGGCTGCGGTGTGGGGTCTGCGTGCCGCCGGCCTGATCGGCCGCAAGTAATCGTGACGCGTCACGATTGATTCAACAGGGGCGGGCGACCGCCCCTTTTTTCTAGGGGAATCTCGATGGAAGGCACGATCATGTTGCTGTGGTGGATCATCCTCAGTTCTGTTGCAGCGAGGGTGTGATGCGCTGGGTCGCGCGTTACTTTGCGCGTGCGGTTGTTCGCCGCGTCGCGTATCTCGCAGTGGCGGGCGTCTTGGCGCTCGTGTTGCAGCTTTGCTCGCAGTCCGCGCGTGCGCAGGAGGTTGACACTAGCCATTGCTTTGACAAGTCCAACACCGCGTATTACTGCGGTGATGAAGGTGAGGCCGTCTCGGCGCTCTACAGCTATATGGCTTGGTCTAAGGCTGGCGCTAAGGGCTACTACGACAACTGCGTCGTCAACGCGCCTACCGGCGTCGGAAGTGGCGAAATATTTGTCCGTATGACGGGCGGAAATTGCGGCTCATCTGGCGTGCTGGCATCTCGCAAGGTGCCTGTTGGCAAGACATGCACGGCGCGTAACGCTGCGGCGCTTGCCGATGCGAAAATGTGGTACACACCCGCGCCGACGTGCATTTCGGGCTGCCAGGTTCAGGGCGAGGCGATCACGCAAACGGTAGGATCGGTCACCGCCTACGGCATGCGCAATCGCACGTACAGCGGTCAAGTGTGTAGCCCTCAGGTCATCGACGCCAACGCGCCGATTTCGAACGCTGATAGCGCTCAAAAGCAGCAGGATGCGACCAAGCCTAAACAGCCTGAGTGCACCGCGCTCGGCGGTGGCATGACGGCATGTCTCGCGTCTAATGGCGATCACTGTACAACGTCGTCCACCGGCAAAACGTTCTGCTGGACGCCAACGGAGGTCGGTAAGAAAGTTGACGGCGTGGACGCTCAGGTGAAGTCAAAAAAGGGCGACGCGGTGACGCCGCCCGATGTGAGCATCCCTGATAAGGATTGGCAGCGCACTCAGGGTCATCAGCAGACTGCTTGCCTTGGAACCACGTGCATTACGTACAACGTCACCAACTATCAATCGGTGCCCGCTGGGACCGCGAAGAACGGCACCGGCGACAACACGGTAGACGGCAGCGGCAACACGTCCGGTAACGGAGCGCCGGGCAAGGGCACCAAAGACGGTGACGAGGACGGCGACAGTGATAGCGCGTCTGATAGCGGCAACTGCACGACGCCACCCACTTGCACCGGTGACACGCTCAAATGCCTGCACCTGAAATTCACTTGGAAAAACCAGTGCAACACCACGCACAACGAAGTGACCAAGGGTGATGGGTGCGATGCTGGCGATGTGCCCGTGTGTGCCGGGTCAAGCTGCAAAGCGGAGGCATACGCTCAACTGCTGCAGCAGTGGCGCGCACGTTGCGACGGTGAGGCGATCCGCAAGGGTGTCGAGGGCCAGGCGGGGCAGGGCGACGGTGACGATGGGCAAGGCTCGATCTTCATCCATGATGATGGTCCTGGCGCATCGCTCAATGAGGGTCTTGTGACCTATGGTGCCGGCACCCTGGGCTATGACTTCGATGTGGAAGGGGTGAGCTTCAAGATTCCGCAGCAGGTGTTGGATTTCTTGCCCATTCTGCGCATGTTGATTATCGCGGCCGCGTCGCTTGCGGCGATCGGCATCATGAGGGGGAACGGATGAGCCTATTCACGGATGGCCTCGGCGTCTGGTTGTCGAAGATCATCATCACCAAGGCAGCGCGCTGGGTGACGAAGACGTTTATCGGCCTCGGCGTCGGGTTTGGCAGCTACGCCCTAATTCTGCAGCCGCTCCTCGATTGGGCTTTGGTCAAGTGGCAATCGATGCCCGGCAACATTGCCGGCTGGCTGCATGCCCTCGGCATCGACGTAGCTGTCTCCATCTTGCTCAGTGCCTACGGTTTCAAGGGCACTGAGCGCCTGTTCCTTCGCAAGCGGAATGACCTCCCGTGAGCATCTACAAGACCGCAGCCATGTCGCTGCTGACGGGCATCCTCGGGAGCGGCAAGACCTTGCGCGCGGTGCAGTTGATGACCGAGGCGGTCAAAGAGGGCGAAAAGGTCTATCAGTCCGGGTTCAAGGGCCTCACGGTGTCCGGAGTGATCGATTGGGAAGACCCGCGCGAGTGGCGGCAGTTGCCGGCCGGCGCGATCCTGTTTGTCGATGAGGCGCAGAAGTGGTTTGGTGAGCGCCGCTCTGGCTACGCGCCGGACTATCTCAAAGCGATGAACACAATGCGCGGCGAGGAAGGTGTGCGCATGGTGCTGTTGACCCAGCACCCTAAGTACCTCGATAGCCATATCAAGGATCTTGTCGGCTGCCATGAACACTTGCTGCGCGAGTCCGGCAAGCTGTCGTCGAAGCTGTACCGTACCGACGAAATCATGGAAGACCCGCGCAGCCCGCGTGGTCGCTCGAAAGCGGACACCGAGACGTTTCGGTTTCCCATCGAGACCGCCGGCAAGCTCTACGTGTCGGCGAATAGCGATCACACGATCAAGTACCGCATGCCGGCCCTGGTCAAGAAAGCGATCATCATCGGCGGCGCTGGTGTGCTGCTGCTCGGCGGCGCGTGGTTCTTCCTGTTCCGGACCGCCTACAGCGAGATTGATAAGTCGGGCCAGCAGGCCGCCGCCGCCGCCCCCGCGACGGCCACGCCGGAGCGAGGCGGCGGCGGTGCGCCTGCTGGCACGTCGCAACCTGATCGCGTGGTGATCCGGACGGGGAGCGATTACGTCGCGGCGATCACACCCCAGGTCCAGGACGTGCCATGGTCGGCGCCCGCGTACCTGGGGCGGCCTATCGTGTCCGACCCGCACGTGTACTGCATGAGCACTGCTAATAGCTGCCGGTGCGTCACGGAACAGAATACCCGGCTCATCATCCGCGACGACGTGTGCCGCGAGATAGCGCGCAACGGCGAGCCTTACAACCCGTTCAAGGCGCCGCAGCAGTACGCGCAGACGGCCGCGACGGCACAGGAGCGCGGCATGGGTAGCGGGGCAGGGGCCGAGAGCCATGCAGCGGCCTCTGCGGCGACTCCTGGCGCCGTTATCTCCAAGCAGCCGCGCGCCCTCGGCACGTTCCCCGAGTCCAAGCCTTACGCCACGTCGAGCGTGACGCCGGCCACCACCCTGGAAATGTAGTTTCGTGACGCATCACTTATAACTAAACACCATTAGACTTTTCTGACGCGTCAGATTAATATATCACCATCGACAGAGAGGACGCCGTGATGCGTGACGAAAAAGACCCCGGCACCCTGGAAATGCCGCTGCCGCGTCGCCGGGGCCGGCCGCCTGCAAATGGTGTTGCTGCTCAGTCGGCTGCCGATCACAGCAGGGCGTACCGCCAGCGCCGCAAGGCCGCTGTGTATCGTTGGGATGCGCCTGCTGAGCAGGTCACCGACATGGTGCTGATCGACCGCCTGCGTAGTGCGATCAGCGATGGCAATGCCAAGGCTGCCGGCGTCTATCTGCGCGAACTTCAGGAGCGCTACCCCTATGAAATCTGACGCGTCAGAAAATAAACCGCGTCGTGGTCGGCCGCCGCAGGGCGATGCCGCTATGTCTCAGGCTGAGCGTGCGCGCCGGTATCGCGAGCGTCGCGGGCAAGCAGTGCGCCATGCCTGGGTGGAGGCCATCGGCAACGGTGCCGTGCCCGACGCTGTGGTGGTGGACGCCATCCGTGACGCGATCCATAAAGGGGATCGGGATGGCGTGGTCGAGCTTGCCGGCGAGTTGATCCGCCGCTATTCCTAACGCGTCAGGAAATTATCTACCACCATGACTGTGGGGGCAGCGCCCCCACGGATACGCTTCACGCTTCACCCGCGCCGGGGACGCCTCGGCCCACGTCCTGGTCGGCCTGCCGTGTGCCTCCCGGCATCAACACGACCACTCCCCACTGATGACCGCTTTACCGGCGTGCAAAGTCGGCGCCTAGATCTATCGGGGCAAAGCCGCCCATTTGCCCATCCGGCGAGCTGCGTAGCTGCTCGCATCTGCACGTGGGTGCCTTACCCAAAGGGGGTGTGGGGCCAATGGCCCCACGCTTTACCTTGCCCACGGGGCCGTGCAGTCAATCTTCTTGTCCCCTGATTGCTCTTGTATTTGCTCGCAAAAAGCACCCAGCGCTAAGGGGCTTGTAGGTGGCGCGGCGTTCGGTGCCGGCTCTTCTTCCGTCCACAAGCAAATTCTTCTCTCTTTATCTTCCTCTGGGGCGGGAGCACGCCAGATTAGGGCCGCTATCGCCACTGCTTGAACGAGCGCTATCAATCTCCATGCGGCGTTGCGCATTCCATCCCCCTGGTCCTAGTTCGTCAGTATTTTAGGGGTGCAGGGGCGCGCCCCTGCGTAGACGCTTATCCCGCCATCGATCCGAAGTGGCGTTCCCGCCAGCTGGCGAGGTCCACGACAACAACTTTCACCATCGACTGCTGACGCGCTTTCCTGGCAAGGTTCCGATTTCGTGCTGCGTCACGTAAGTCTGTGGCGTCCGCGCGCCACAGCAGGCCGCGCAGCCGGCGTTCGGGGATGCGTTCGCCGGAGGGCGCTACCAGGTCCCGCCCGGCTACCCGCCAGCCAGCCCAGGGGCCGTGTAGGTCGACGTGATTGTCGATGACGTGGCGCGCGTGCGCTTGGGCGCATGGATTCGGGCAGGGTTGCCCAGCGGCCCAGCACGGCGGCCGCCGGTCGATGTTGTAGCTGTCGCTCATGCTGCGATTTCCGTTTCGCGAGGGGAGCGCCGGGGCAAGCAAGACTTGAACCACAGCCAGACCCAGCGCGCTCGCACCCGCGCCGCATGCATGGCGTATTTCGCATAATGTATATTATGTAAAGGCAAGCGCATCATCGCAGGATGCTCACATTGCTCGATCCACAACCCTGAAGCTTCTCCCGAGAGTTGCGGCCGAAGGCGCCCTGTAGCAACCAATCTGGAAGAAGCTTCGCCGCAGTTGGGCTGCCCGCGATCATGGTGAACGCGGTTGGCTTCAGCAGCAGTTCGATCACGCCCAGGCGGTCCAGGCGGTCCAGCTGCAGATAGCTGTTCTGCAGTTCGGTCGCCTCGAACAAGTCGCCGAGCTGGACCGAGATGTCTTTGTAGACTGGATCGATGCTGCCTTCGATATCGATGAGAACACTCTTGCCGATCAAGTTCAGGCTGGCTACGGCCGCCCAGTCGTAGCCCGCGTCCAGCATCATGCTGAGCCCTCTTGCCAGCCTATAAGCCTCCACAATCGGATGCATGTAGGCATCGGCGTTGATGGACCGATAGCTGATCTCGCTTCCGGCCTGCCCTGACACACTGCCGTACTGGTGGGAGCCCAGGTCGAGTCTGAGCGCGTCCATCAGCGCGGCGCCGCGATCGAGGTCCGACTTGTTTTCGCCCCACAGCCGGTGCAGCAATTCGCGCCCCAGAAAGCGCTCATACTCACCAAGTGCGTGATATAGCCAGATCATCGCCACGCCGGTGTCGCTCAGGTGCGTGCGTAATCTGCTCAGGCCTTTGATCGGATCCTCCAGGTGGTGCATCACGCCGCTGGAGATGATCACGTCGAACTCCAGGCCCAGGTCGAGTTCCAGCAGATCGCACTGGTGATACTCGATGTTGGAGAGGTTGTTGCTGGCCGCCATCTTCCTGGCTGCGTCAAGTGACGCAGAGGTCATGTCCACGCCAATGACCTGCGCCTTGGGAAACATCTTGGCGACGCCATTGGCGCGCTGGCCTGTTCCGCATCCAGCGTCCAGAATCCGCTTGCCCGCGAAGTCTTCGTCGGGGAAAAGAACGCTCAGCATGTTCCCGTTGTCCCGAATCAGCCCGTTGCCGACGATGGGGCTTGGATAAGGGAATTTTTCATACATCTGCTTCACGTCGTTCGTCGTGCGCTGGCTGCGTGCATCTGCGGATGGACGGAAATTCGATCCGTCACCATCAGCGATCGCCTGTGCTGCCGCATCAAGCGTGGGCGAGAAGTCGGGTTCATCCTTCAT